GAAATCGTTCGTCTGTTTAGCAAAGGACATGGACTGATGACACACGAAGCAGGCAAAGGCTACAAACGCCGTCCAGAAGACTCCAAAGCCTTCATGGAGAGCTTTGATCGGATATTCCGACCACAGGCATCAACTCAAGAAAAAATGCGCCAAAACGCCGAAATTGAAGAGTTGAAGCAGATCGCCCGCAACTTAGACCGCAACACAGGATCAAACAAATGACCACCGCCAAAAAAACAACCGCCAAAAAACAGTCGGTTGAACCGAGCAAAACCCCTAAAAGTACACAGAAACCAATGAAGTCTGTAGAAAAAGAATTCGCTATGCCGCAAGAAGTGAAGGATTGGATCGACCAAGCCAGCAGCCGATTGATGCACATGCAGACAAAGATCAATCGCTTGGAGGCCGACAACAAAGCATTGCGCATGGCCAACAAGGTCATGGAGCAGCGCGTCATGAACATGAGCTTGGAGTGACCATGAATATCATCATGTACGACGATGAGACATCCGAGCTTGCAAAACGGTTCGCTGACCACTTAGCCAAAGCCATGGGCGAGACGCCGGGTCTGGTGCGCCAAGTCATTAAGGAGGTGAGCCACATGGTGGAGTGGTACACGCCAGCCGTGTTGCCCAAACGCCGCGGAGTTCGTGGCCGTGCAAGAGCATTGAAATGGAGAAAAAATGTTTGGTGAAGCACAACCTAAAGGCGAAGGGCAGTTTGTAAATTATGGAGTTGGAGAACTGCCACAAAAGCCAGAAGTAGAAACAACTTACGTAGAGCGCAGAGTTCCCAATCACTTGGAAGACGAAGCGCACGAATTAATTGACAACTGGCTTAAATCAAAGGGCTACGACCCAGAGGAGATTTGAATGACACAAGATAAAACACCCCCACGGTTCATTGAGCTGGTATTTGGCAACCAATATGCAATCCGCCTATACAAGACAGACGACAAAATGGGAGGAGAACCCGTCTACCGAATGCAAGGCACGCCGCAAGGCATAGAGGCCATGCAAGCCGACATCGACAGCGTCTTCCCACGAACCACAACTTCAGGTTAAACTCCAGCCCACAATGCACTGAAACGAATGTGCGAAAGGACTGAAATATGACCGAAGAAAAATCCGCGGCAAAGAAAAAAAACGGTAGACCATCCACATACGATCCCCTAATAGCCAAACAGATGTGTGAGCAGCTTAGTGAGGGGATACCACTGAGAGAGATATGCAGACAAGAAGGCTTCCCAGCGTGGAGGACAGTCTACGATTGGATGAAGAAGGATGCTGATCTTTCCACAGCCATCGCGTATGCGCGGGATGTTGGCTACGATGCCATTGCTGAGGATTGCCTGCGTATTGCTGACAACCCTATGTTGGGGGAAGAGGTTAGTGAAAGCGAAGACGAAGAAGGCGTGAAACGCATTACCGTGAAGAGGGTGGACATGCTTGGTCACCGCAAGCTACAGATTGAGACGCGGTTGAAATTGCTGGCCAAGTTCAATCCCAAGAAGTATGGCGACCGAGTCACCCACGGCGGTGATGACGAATCCCCCGTGGTATTGGAGCATAGCGTGAACGTCTTTGGTGAACTGCTCAAGTCCATGAAGATGGCCAGACAGTCAGAGGCATGAGTGCAATTGACGCAATCCTTGAAGACGAGGAATATTTAGCGGCTGAGTTTGCCAAGCTGCCAGCAGTCCAAAAAGCTGCGGTTAATTGGCAGTTGCGCTGGCTTAAGCAGGCGTTCAAGCACCAAATCGAACCCGTGGGCGATTGGTGGAACATCTGGTTGATGCTGGCTGGCCGTGGCGCTGGTAAGACTCGTGCGGCCGCCGAGACGCTTGGAGCGTGGGCATGGGAGACGCCCAACACTCGATGGCTGGTGTCCGCCCCAACAAGCGGTGACATCCGCGGCACGTGCTTTGAAGGTGACTCAGGGTTGCTCAACGTCATCCCGTCCGAACTTATTGCCGACTACAACAAGACCATGCACGAGCTGAAGTTGATTAATGGCTCGTTTATTAAGGGCATTGCGGCGTCCGAGCCTGATCGCTTCCGCGGTGGCCAGTGGCATGGCGCGTGGCTGGATGAGTTGGCCGCATGGGACTACCTGCAAGACGCATGGGACATGATCATGTTTGCTGTGCGTTTGGGTAAGAAGACCAAGATCATTGCGTCCACCACGCCCAAGCCCAAGCCTTTGATCATGGAGTTGCTCGACAGAGAGGGCAAAGACGTCACGGTCACGTCGGCATCGACCTACGTCAACATTGCCAACCTTGCGCCCAGCTTCCAACAGCAGATTCTCCAGTACGAGGGCACCAAGCTCGGTCGGCAGGAGATTCACGCCGAGATCATCGACCCCGAAGAAGGTGGCATCGTCAAGCGGGAGTGGTTCAGGCTCTGGCCAGACGGCAAACCTTTCCCCAAGCTGGAGTACATCATCCAGAGCTACGACTGCGCCACATCGGACAAGACGCACAACGACCCGACTGGCTGCATCACCATGGGCGTGTTCAAGCCACTGGACGGCGGGATGTGCGTCATCATCCTCGACTGCTGGCAAGAGCACTTGCAATACCCACAGTTGCGGCCAAAGGTCATCGACGAGTACGAGGTGGTGTACGGCGAAGGCAAGAACAAGAAGCGCGTGGACTTGCTGCTGGTGGAGGACAAGAGCGCAGGCATCAGCCTGATCCAAGACTTGCACCAAGCTCACCTGCCCGTCCATGCTTACAACCCCGGCAGGGCTGACAAGATACAGCGGCTGTCCATCGTGGCCAACATCATCAGAGCTGGCCGTGTGTGGGTGCCAGAGTCGTCCAAGCGTAAGGGATACGTCAGAGACTGGGCGGAGGGAATGGTCACGCAGATATGCTCATTCCCCGAGGGAACGCTACACGACGAGTTCGTGGACTGTATCAGCCAAGGCTTGAGATACCTGCGTGACGGTGGCTGGATCAGCATCGACGCACCACCGCGGGACGACTACGATCCAGAGGACGTCATCGACGCCTTGGACTTCAACAAGCGCTCCCAGTTGACCAACCCATATGCCGTTTAGTCGGTTGAACCGAGCAAACTTGCATGAAACTTACAACACCTTGCTGTAGACGTACAGGGCGTGCGAAGGCATAATGACGGCAATTTCCCCCATTGAGGTTGACATGGCCACACCACCACCAGACATTGCGGCAAAACTTGACATACTTCGCCAGCAAGCTGCTGAAAAAGCCAAGCAGGACGCTCAGTATTCACGGCAGACTGATCGACAGTACACGCCAGTCATTCAACCCAATCCCAATTGGATGCCCAAGAAAGCCGACGGCGGTGTTGTTGACGCCATCAATCGCGGGATGGATACCATGTTTCCAGCGCGTAAGTTGGCTAGAATCGCAGTGCTGGCCAACACCCAAGCACCACTGGAAAGAATGCGCAACTCAGTTAATCCAGCGTATTACGACTACGTGATGGATCAAACAACAAAGAACCCAGTGTCGATGCCTTTGCCCAAGCCTGAAGACATGACGCCAATTAAAGGTAATGGATTGGCCAAAGGCGGCACGATGAGCCAAGACGCCATGCGTCTGGCGCTGATGCCCAAATCTCGTAATCATCATCGCGTGACCCACGCCCACCACCTTGAAATAGAAGAGCGCCCACTATGAAAGACCTCGTCGGAAAAGGCAAGCCGTTTTACTCGGCACTGGACTTGGGGGCTAAAGCGCTCAAGCGTAAAGTGGGCACAGGTTCAGAGTTCTTGAAAGAGCTGATGGCGTTGCCCGGCGTCAAGCCAACCGAACTAAAAGAACGCAACCTTGAAGGCTTGATGAATGCGCCACGCATGACGCATGAAGAGTTCTTGACCCACTTGGCGGCCAAGCCAGCGCCAGCCATTCAAGAGAAGGTTTTGGGCAAACAAGTCAAAGACAGCAAGATTCGCAACCAAGCATGGGAGCAGGCATACGAAGATGCGATTGACGACATGCTGGACAATGGCCACTCGCCTGATCAAGCAAGACAACTTGCACTTGAATTGGCCGATCAACGCATCAATGGATATTTGCCTGAAGGCAAAGAAGAGCATCGCACCTATCATGGTGAATACACTTTGCCCGGCGGTAAAAACTACCGCGAAATGCTGATCAAGGCGCCAAAGCCTGAGTATGGACAAGACAAGCTCATGGAACTTGAAGCCAAATTGCGTCGCGCACCTCCAGATCAAGTTGCACACTATCAGGCACTGATTGACAAGATGAAAAAAGTGGCTGGGCAAAACGAACAGTTCCCCGGCGTGTCTCAGCACTTTGGTGGCGAACCCGACATCTTAGCCAGTATGCGCCTCAAAGATCGCACTGGACCCAACGGTGAGAAGCTGTTGCACCTTGAAGAGTTGCAGTCGGACTGGCACCAACAAGGGCGTGAGAAGGGTTACAAGGGCAACACAAGCACCGAAGGCTGGAGCGTAAAGTCGCCAAATCCTTATGAGCCAAACGAAGTTATCGTGTATGACCAAGATGGCAAACCTGTATGGACTGGAACTAATCGTTTTGGCACAGATAGGCAAATCATTGATAAAGTGTCTGCACGATTACAAGAAGACAAAGTGCCAGACGCCCCATTCAAAAAGAACTGGGAAGAGATGGCGCTCAAACGCTTGATGCACCATGCAGCCGAGAAGGGCTACCACGGTTTGGTGGTGACGCCCGGCGATGTGCAGGCTGATCGGTATAGCTTGGCCAAGCACATCAATGAGCTTCATTTATCTGGCACAAACTTGGTTGCATACGACCATAATGGCAAAGAAGTCATCAAAAGAACTGGCGTTACTCCACAAGAGTTGCCATCACTTGTTGGCAAAGAAGCGGCAGAAAAATTGATGGCACAGCAACCGCGAGGAACTTTGCGTTCACTGACTGGCCAAAATCTTGAAGTCGGCGGCGAAGGCATGAAGGCGTTCTACGACAAAAAGGTGCCCAACATCCTCAACGCCATCGGCAAGAAGCATGGCGTGAAGACTGGATTCATGAAAGTTCCAATGCCACCAAAAGACTCAACTCAAGTTCTTGGCTATCCCGGCGGTGAAGAGTATGTCCAAGGAAGAACAAATTGGGATGAATTTTTGAAACAAAGCCCCCAAGCCGCAAAAGAAATCGGAACTCATTTGCATCACTTCCCCATCACAGAAGATATGCGCAAAGACATACTCACAAACGGCTTGCCTCTATACAAAGAAGGCG